CAACGATTTGCTAATAGAATGCAATCAGGCATATTTCCTCCACAAAGAAAATGGTGTCGCCTAGAGCCTGGTTCTGATATACCTTTTGAAAGAAGAGCTGAAGCACAAGCAGCATTAGATGCGTATGGCGATAAGATGTTTGATACATTAAAACAATCTAACTTTGATGTAGCTATTGGTGAGTTCTTATTAGACTTATGTGTTGGTACTGCGGTTATGTTAGTGCAACCGGGTGACGATGTAAATCCTATTAACTTTATTCCTGTACCTCAATTTTTAGTTTCGTTTGATGAGGGAGCTAATGGTCAAGTAGATAATGTATACAGACGTATGAAATTAAAAGCAGAGTCTATACAAAGACAATGGCCTGATGCAGAACTACCTCAAGAATTAAAAAATATGATTGAACAAAAACCTACAGAAGAAGTAGAACTTGTAGAGGCAACTATATTCGATCAAGAGCGTGGTGACTATTGTTATCACGTTATAGATAAAAGAACTAAAACAGAATTAGTGTACAGACGTATGGATCACAGTCCTTGGATTGTATCTCGTTATGCCAAGATTGCAGGTGAAACATATGGTCGTGGACCACTTATTACTGCATTACCTGATATTAAAACACTTAACAAAACATTAGAGTTAGTATTAAAGAACGCATCCTTATCTATTAGTGGTGTATATACTGCGGCTGATGATGGTGTACTTAATCCAAATACAGTTAAGATTATGCCTGGTGCTATTATTCCTGTTGCTAGAAATGGTGGCCCACAAGGTGAATCTTTACGACCATTACCTAGAGCTGGTGACTTTAATGTATCACAAATTGTTATGGATGATTTAAGAGGTAACATTAAGCGTACATTATTAGATGAATCATTACCGCCAGATAATATGTCAGCTCGATCAGCAACAGAAGTAGTAGAGCGCATGAAAGAACTATCACAAAACTTAGGCTCTGCATTTGGTCGTTTAATAAACGAAACTATGATTCCTGTAGTTAGCCGTATGTTGCAAGTAATGGATGAAAGAGGATTGATTACTTTGCCATTAAAAGTAAATGGTTTAGAAATAAAGATTGCTCCTGTTGCTCCATTGGCTATGGCACAGAATATGGAAGAAGTGCAAAACGTATTACAGTATGCACAGATTGCACAAGGTGCTGGACCTGAAGGTGCTACAAATATTAAAGTAGATGAGATGATGGATTACATTGCTGAAAAGTTAGGTATACCACAACGACTTAGACCTACACCACAAGAACGCATGATGATTAAACAACAAATGCAACAAGCTGCACAGCAACAACAAATGATGCAGATGGCAGCAGAAAATCCTGAAGCAACTGCACAAGTAGTAGAAGCAGCAACACAACAACAAGGATAAATTATGGCAGGATGGGATGACTTAGAACAAGCATTACCACTTGATGTGCGTGATGTTAAACAACAAAGAGATGATACAGACCGATTATGTTTAAGAGTATTTGGTAGTGAAGATGGAATAGAAATGATGGAATGGTTACGAAAAACCATTTTAGAGCAACCCGTAGCCTTGCCGGGTAGCGACTCTAGTTATGCGTTTTATCGAGAAGGGCAAAATTCAATAATTAGAGATTTAGAAGCAAGGATAATTAGAGCAAGGAAATTATAATGGAAGAAGCAATCGAGCCTAGCACGACTGAAGAAACTTCGGAAGAGGTAACTGAAGAATCGACTGGCCTACTCGACGATGCAACACCAGAAGAGGAAGTCAGTACAGATCCAAAAGAAACAGAAATTGATCATCGTGATCCTGAGGAATTAAAAGCCGCAGGTGAGTTAGAAGAAGATGATGATGAACCATTAGAAAGACCAGAGTGGTGGCCTGAAAACTTTTGGAAAGAAGATGGATCAGAGCCTGACTTAGAAGGTATTGCTAAATCTTGGATGGATTTACGCAAACAAATATCTCAAGGAAAACACAAAGCACCAAAAGATGGTAAGTATGATACATCTGCATTTGGTGAAACTCCTGACGATGATCCTGTTAGACAACACGTTGTTGGATGGGCAAAAGAAAATGGTATTAGCCAAGCAGCACTAGATTCTTTAGTAAGCGAAGTAGTAGGTATGAATGAAAATGCTGTAGAAAACTATCAAGTAAACTTGGCTGAAGAAAAGAAACAACTAGGTCCAAATGCTGATGCTAGAATTAATGGCATGGTTAAGTGGGCATCTGGCTTAGTGCAGAAAGGTGTTTGGAGTAAAGATGATTTTGAAGAGTTTAAAATTATGGGTGGAACTGCAAGAGGAATATCTGCCTTAGAAAAAATTAGATCATCTTATGAAGGAAGAATACCTGTAGAAACTGCACCAGTAGAAGGTGCGCCAACCAAAGAAGAACTCTATGCTATGGTCGGTGATGAAAAATACACCACAGATCCTGTCTATAGAGCTAAAGTAGAAAAAGCATTCGCTCAAAACTTTAGTTAATTTTATTGCAATAGCCTTGATTATATGCTAGATTACAGTCAAGGCTTATTGTATTCATTCGTAATACAACCCTTTAACGCAAGTAACCTTGTCGTATGGCTATCGTAAATAGCAAGCACGGCCCAGAATCTCTGGCATACCAAAGCGATTAATTTTTATTTATTAATTTCTAAGGAGAAGATAAATGTCGATTGGATTATCCCCCGCATTTGTTACGCTCTTTGATGCCGAAGTTAAGCAGGCTTACCAAGGTAAAGCTGCTCTTGTAGAAGCTACAAGACAAAGACGAGGCGTTGAAGGCAATATAGTAAAATTCCCGAAAGTTGGGAAAGGCGTGGCTACACTACGTGTACCACAAACTGACGTTGTGCCATTGAATACTGATTTCTCACAAGTTACCGCAACAATGCAAGATTGGAACGCTGCTGAGTATTCAGACATCTTTATGCAACAAAAAGTTAATTTTGAAGAAAGACAAGAGTTAGTTCAAGTAGTATCGAACGCTATTGGCAGACGTCAAGATCAACTTATTCTTGATGCACTTTTAGCAGGTAAAGGTTCTACAGTCGCTCATGGCGGTACAAACCTTACAGTTGCTAAACTTCGTGACACTAAGAAAACAATGGACACAAACAATGTACCACCAGAAGATAGACACATGATTATTCATGCAAATAACCTATCAAACTTACTTTCTGAAACATCAGTAACATCTGCTGATTTCAATACAGTACGTGCGTTAGTGTCTGGTGAACTTGATACATTCTTAGGTTTTAAATTCCATACTTTAGGTGATCGTACTGAAGGTGGTATTTCTATTGATGGCTCAAGTATTCGTTCTTGCCTAGCTTTTCATAAGACTGCTATTGGTTATGGCGAAGGCATTGGTCCTAAAACTGAAATCAACTATGTACCTGAAAAAACATCTCATTTAGTAAACGCAATGCTATCAGCTTGCTCAGTTGCTATTGATGGTGAAGGTATTGTTGAAGTTCAAGCTAACGAATCTTAATTTAAGGAGAAAATTACATGGCTTATGATGTAACTAAATTGTCGCCAGCTGGCGCACAATCAAAAGCGGGTACAGCTCCTCAAATGTGGAGTTACTCAGGAACAGATTCTAAAGCAACAGTTGCAGGATCTGGTTATTTTAATAGCGCATCATCTTTATTAAAAGTTGGTGATTTTATTTTTTATTACAAAACTGATTCTACTGTCAGTGCTAGTGTACACGTTGTGTTAAGCAACAGTGCAGCAGGCGTTGTAGATGTGTCAGCAGGTACAGATATTTCTGTAGCTTAGTTTGTAGTGATAATCGTGCATTTGGTAGGGGTTTCGGCCTCTACCTATTTGCATATTTGGAGAAAGTAAATGGCATCTGGAGATACATCATTATCAATTTGTTCTGACGCATTATTAATGCTTGGAGCTAGTCCTATATCATCTTTTACAGAAGGTACAGATGAAGCTAATGTTTGTAATAGTTTATACCCAGATATTAAGATTAAGACTTTAGCAAGTTACCCTTGGTCTTTTTCATTTAAAAAAGTACAGTTAGCTAGGTTAATTACTACACCTACTACTGAATACAAATACGAATACGCATTACCTGCGGACATGATAGGTACACCAAGAAAGGTGTTCATCAGTAGCACGCAAGGAGCAGTACCGCAAAGAGAGTATAGATTGTCAGGCGGTAAATTATTGTCAAACTATGAAACAGTATATGTTGATTATCAGTTTGCAGTAGAAGAATATGAAATGCCTCATTATTTTGTGCAAAACATGAAGTATCAATTAGCATGGCATTTAGCCATGCCTATAACTGATCAGATAGAAAAAACAGATTATTGGAGAACAGTAGCACAAGGTACTCCGGGAGAAAATGGTCGTGGTGGTTACATGCGCCAAGCTATGAATATAGATGGGCAAGGACAACCAACAAACGGAATACAAGACTTTACACTTATTGATGTGAGGTACTAATGGCACGCTTTGTTAGCATGCAAACCAACTTTACTTCTGGAGAACTCTATCCGTTAGTTCGTGCTAGAGTAGATATTGCATCTTATAACAACGCATTAGAAACTGCACAAAATGTAATATGCCAACCACAAGGTGGTGTAACTCGTAGACCTGGCACTAAATTTATTAATGAACTAACAGGCGCTCCTGCTAATGGTGTACGTTTAGTCCCATTTGAATTTTCTGTAGGCGATAGTTATATGTTGTGTTTTACAAACGACACCATGTTTGTATACAAAAACAAAGCATTAGTGCATACAGAAACAGGTACTAATATATCCAGTGGATTGCTAGCTAATATGTGTTGGACACAATCTGCTGATACATTAATTGTGGTTCATGAAGATAATCCTCCTGTAAAAATAGTGCGTGGTGCATCTGATACAGATTGGACAGTTAGCACTATTACATTTGATTCTATTCCTAAATATGCGTTTACTATAGTGATAGTAGATACTAGCTCTGCTGGACATTTAACACCAAGTGACGTTTCTGGAAAAGTTACGTTGACTTCACAAAATGCTATATTTACATCAGCTCATGTTGGACAATATATTAATGTACAACCACAAGGCCGTGCAAAAATTGTAGAGTTTTTAACAAGCACAACAGTCAATGTAGTAACCGAGTTTCCATTTTTTGATACATCGCAGATTGCAAATGCTGATTGGGAATTAGAAACAGGTTATGAAAATGTATGGTCAGCAACAAAAGGATACCCAAGAACAGTTACGTTTCATCAAGGGCGTTTATATTTTGGTGGCAGTAAATCAAGACCATCAACAATATGGGGTTCTAAGGTAGCATTATTTTTTGATTTTCAAGCAGTTGAAGGATTAGCTGATGATGCTGTTGAGGCTACTCTTGATACTAATACTTTTAATGCTATTACTGATATTATTTCTGGTAGAGATTTGCAAATATTTACTACGGGTGGTGAGTTTGCTGTTATTCAAGATAATATATCAGCTATAACACCAACTAACTTTTTTCTATCTACTACCTCTCGTAACGGATCGAAAGAAGGTATACGAGTACAACAATTAGAATCAGGCATATTATTTATACAAAGACAAGGTAAAGCGTTATCTACTATTAATTATTCAGATACTACATTGTCTTATCAAACATCTAAAGTATCTTTGCTAAGTGGGCATTTATTAAAAAACCCTACTAACATGGGTATTAGGCGTGCAGTTGCTACAGATGAAAACGATTTATTATTAATAACTAATGGTACAGATGGAACAATATGTGCATATTCTTTATTACAATCACAAAATGTTATTGCACCATCTGAGTTTACAACTACAGGATCGTTTATAGATGTAAGTGTAGATATTACAGATATATATGTAGTAACAACTAGAACTGACAGTGGTTCTACAAAACATTATGTAGAAGTATTTAATGATGATTCGCTAACTGATTGTGGCGTTATTGGTACAACATCAGCAACTGCTAGTATGGCTCACTTAGAAGGTCAAACAGTTAATTGTATTTCAGATGGATATGTAGAAGCTAATCAAGTTGTTCCGGGAGGAGGCACTGTTACTTTTGCTACTGCACCAACAGCAACTTCTGAGTGTGGTTTACCTATATCAGTAGAAGTAAAAACCATGCCTTTAGAGGTTAAGATGCAATCAGGAACACGCATCGGATTTAAGAAACGTATATTAGAAGTTAATGCTTTGTTGCATGAAACACAAAACATAGTAATTAATAATAACCTAGTACCAATTAGAACTTTAGGAACTGGAGCATTAGATACAGCAGTGCCAGAATTTACCGGGACTAAAACGCTACATGGTATACTTGGTTATAGTAATAACGGGCAAATTACAGTAACGCAAAGCGCACCATTAAAGCTTACATTACTTGGTTTAGAATATAAAGTATCAGTTTATCAAGGAACATAGAATATGGCATTTTTAGCACCAATATATGCAGGACTAGGAGTAGCAGGAGCAGCAGGAGCAGCAACCACAGTAACTGGTGTTATGGGAACTACATCAGCTATTGCAGCAACAGGAGCAAAATTTTTGCCTCTTGCTCTTACAGCACCTACAGGTGGTGGTTTGTTAGCTGGCTTAACAACGGCTTATGAAGCTATAAAACCAACTGCTGATTTATTATATGGTGCATCTCAAGGATTTAGTTTTTTACAAAGTATGCAACAAGGTCAAATAATGAAAGACCAAT